TCTTTACGTTGCTTAACCAATTGTCTGATACGTTTTTCCGCACCTTTAGTTTCAATACCCTCTAATTCTTTTGGATCTTCTTCTGAAGTTGCTTGCGTAGTCTCCACTTTTTCAGAAGAGTCAACCCAAGAAGAATCCTCACTTGCTGTTTCAACCACCTCTTTTTTTTCTTGAGGTTCTTGCGAAACAGCTTTCTTTTCTTCTTCTTGTCCTTCAATTTCATATTCTACTTTTTCCTGATTACCTTCTTTTACAGTAATATCAGACCATTCTTCGTTACTCATTAATAGTTCTCCTTAATCTACGTTGTTACGAAATCAACGATTACGTTCAATATAAATACTATATCACAAGTATTTACGTTATCCAAATTAATTTGACAAATTAAATGTAGGATCTAAATCCTTGGGATTTTCTACTTTCATCATAATTTGGTCATCAAACAAAACTAAAAGTTTAATTCCCTTATAAAATAGTTTTGTTCCTGCATGTTTACCATAACATACATAATCTCCTACCTGACACCATGCCCCATGAGGAAACTTTGTTTCATCCATGTAAGCAAGATCTCCTACAGCCAATACTCTACCAACTGTCGTTAAATAAGCCATATCTGACTTAGTTGAGTCAGGAAGTAGAATACCTCCCTTGGTAATACCTTTTACAGATATAGGTCTAATAAGTATATTATACCCTGGCAAAGTAGGAAATATATCAGGATCAGGCATATCTTCTTCGCTAGATACCCACTGATCATTTTTAACTGCTTTATCCATTGCAAGTGTTTGCAAAATTAATCCTCCTCATTGTCTATTCCATGATTACGATTTGTAATTATTGAAGTAAAGGTTGCCCTCGAAAACATAATCCCCTTACAATATCCAACGAGGCTTTGATACTCAGCAAAAGTAGATGGTCCACCTTCTGAAATTACTTCTTTTACTTTTTCTAGTTCTTTATTTAGCTCCAGAACAATTTCGTCCCAGACTTCCATATTATTGACCAGCACCCGTACCAATATCTCCAGAACCTCCGAGACACCAGTATCCTATTGCTATACCAATTGCTACCCAAATCGGGGCGGTAGTCCAAAACCAACGACTACAACCACAGGTAACACAATCACACCCAAGTCTTATCATACGTTGCATTTTATTCATCATAAATTAATCTCCTTTGTGTTAATGATTTCCTCTACTTTAGCAGGAAGTTTAGTAGAAACATTAGATGAGTCTTCCGCTATCTGTGCTAACTCCATTAGCATTTCCATTCCTTTAAGTTCCTTATCTCTATTATCAGAGTTTACCATACCTGCTAGTTTAGTTACAACCTCTAACACTTTTAATTTTTCATTAGATTCTAATTTAGCCTGTTCTGTTGCAACTTTAGTTAAAATATCAATTGATTTCATAGATTGTTTAGCAATTCTATCTCTTTCATCTTTTTGTGATTTTAACTGTTCTTTCATTCCTCCTTGTACAATCTTAGCTTGAAGTTCTGCTTCTTCAAGATCAAGTTTTCTATTTTCAAGTGCTGCATCTGCATTATCTGTAGCTGCTTTTAGTTGAAGTTTCTGTTGTTCTAAAGCAACTCTTGCTTGCTCTAACTGAACCATTTGTTGTTCAGGCGACATTTGCTGTCCTGCTTTTGCTTTATTAGCTTGAAGAACCTGTTGGGCAGCTTTTGCTTGTGCCATTTCAACAATGTTTCCTTGACCTGCTGTTTCAGGTGGTACACGTTTAATCAACTCATTTGATACACCACTAATTTGTTCCTGATATTTAAGAACTGAATGTTCCTGTATATTAGCTTGTAGAATGGGAACAATTCTTTTCATTATAGGATTAGCCCCATTTACAGGGTCTTGAATATAAGCCATTTTAACTTGTATATGAGCATCGTGATCTTGACCAGGAAATGCTCCAATAGGTATACCCTTAGTTGCTGCAATAATATCTGATACAGGATCTTGTGGTTGTGCTACTTTCTTTGCAGGAAGTATCTGGTCTATATTAGGAAGATTAGCAGACTCTAATATAGTTCTGTTTAAAGCTTCCAGATTAAACATTCCTGGTGGAGAGTTTTGTGCAAGCTGTAATGTCATTTGTGCCAGCATCATTCGATGTGCATTAGAGGGAATGTTGGGATCACTTACAGGAATAATATCAATCTTACCATCAAAGTCAGATTTGAATATACTCCTGCTTACACTTGGCATATCGTAAGGATATTCCTGTGGAAGGAAATCCATATCAATACGTGCCAGAATTTTAAACTCATCTCTTTGAGACTTATGCAATCTTTTATGAACTGCACTAAAGAACTTACTTGAAGCTTCTAAGAGTGCCATCGTTGTACCCACAGGACCATATGAGGAAGCATCAGAAACAATCTTTTCTGTATTATCTGCAAACTTTTGTCCTGTTGCAGCTACAAACTGAAGCATGTTATATAAAGTTTGAGATGGTTCCTTATAAGGAAGATTAACAATTGCCTTACTTAAATCCATTCCTGTTGCTTCAACTTCTTTAAATTCACCTGGTGAGATAGGATCATTATCTCCTACAATTCTTACTCCTTTGGCTTTAAAACCACCAGGAAGATTAGCAAACTGACCTGCATCTACCAAAGCCCTCATAGCTGCTGTAGCTGTCATAGTCAAATTTCCAAGGAAATGAATTAAACCTAATCCGTAGAAACCGAAACCAGGGACGAACCTATAATGTACAAAGTGCAATGTTTTTGATTTCGTGGGATCGTCTGGTTTATAGTTTCTACGGATACTTAAAATTTGTTTAGAGTTTTCCTCAACAGTTACAATATATGGTAAAGCAATATCTTCTTTATCTGCAAATGGTTTAGGCAATTCTAAATAACAATGTTGTTCCAATAGTGTATATTGAGGATCATTATCTCCAGAAGGATTTAATCCTAAAATTTGATCCATTTTAGAAGTAATAGGAGATAGTATAGGGATAGAAGGTTGAGGTAAGTCAACATCTCTGTACATCCCTGCCATAATTTCTTTTGCCAAATCCACAGGATTTCTATATATAACATGTGTATACCGATCTGCCCTCTGAAGATTACTAGCATAATAAGATACATAAAACTGATCTATAGGAACAAACTCAGAACAAGGTCTTTTCATAGACGCATCATAGTAAACCTTTTTAAAGGCCGAACCTATTAACGGCAAATGGAAAAGCATCCTTTCAAACTCATCAAAGTATTCAGGCATTTGTTCCGTAAGCTGGTAGTTCATAAAGTTTTCTACCCGATTGGCCTGTTTTATTTTATCTATATTTTCATCGCCCATTATCTGAGCTTTTACAGGACCACCTGGAGGAAACAATTCTTGTGAAGCTTTAGACTGAAACTTAACGGCAGATTCAATAAGAAGTGGATGAACTGCGGTACAGGCTCCCTCAAAAGGTTCAGAGGTTGTTTCCAGCTTGAGTCCCAAAAGATCAAAGCCTCTTTCAAACATAGATTCCCACTCTTCTCTGGAATCTTTATCTGTTTGATACTTATCTATAACATCTGAAGAAATTTCTTCAAGAAGTTCATCATCTAATTTTTCTGCTATATTTTCATACCAGTTTTCTTTTCCAGTAAAATTACCTTCATCAAACTCTTGAATAATAGTTTCTGATTCTTCAAAATTAACTGTAATACCACCATCGTCATCAACTTCAAAAACTGGTCCTTCAGTCTCCGAAACAGCTATTCCTGTAATAGGAACAACTTTAGATTCTTCTGTTTGAGAACTCATAAGTTCTTTAAAAGGATTACGCTCAACAGCCATTAAATTATTCCTTTATCAATCTTTTAAAATTTTTGTATTCCATAAACTAAATAATGATTTGGTTTTTTCATCTGTACTTGATTTTAAAGAATCAAGATCAGCCCTTAACTTAACTACTTGTGTATAAGTATCTCGTTTAATAATATCATCTACATCTTTACGCAATTCACCAACTGCACTTTTTAATTTTACAAACATAACAATAACAGCTACAACTGCTAAAATTTGAGGCCAGTATGCCGTTACTTGTTCTGCCATTTTCCAGCCTCCCCCTATTTATGTTTATGGGTTACTTCATATTATATACAACTTTATAAAACTATACAAATAATTAATTATTTACAGAATCTTCTTCTGATTCTATAGGTTCATCTCCCAATACATAACCATAGTTATGTTCTCTCAAAAAAATTCTTATTTGTGAGATGGGCCTCCACCAGCCCATATGTGATACAACTGACCCCCAACCATATCCAGATACCATACTTGGGACTCCTATAAGTTCATATACTCCTCTGGGAGACATAACATAACCAGAGCCACCTGAATTACCAAAAATTATGGGGGCTGACCCCAAAATAAGGTCATAGCCATAAGAGTCCTTTGCAAATCCCGATAGCAAACCTTGTGTGGGAAATGGAGGCTTACCAAGACCTGCACCAACTGCCCAAGCTTTTTGGAAA